TAAACGCTATACAGGTCTCATCGCACAAGAGGTTCTAAAAGTTCTACCAGAAGCGGTTACAGGTTCAGAAGAAACAAATTACGCTCTCGCTTACGGTAACATGATGGGACTCGTCGTAGAGTCAATCAAGGATCTTAAGCGAAAAATTGAAAATCTTATGGATACTGAGGTGCAATAGTTCCATTATTGATTACATTAACGCTAACACCACTAACTGTAACAACGATGGAGTCACCAGCAGCACCTGGGCCCTTACCAGAACTTTTACCACCACCACTGGTACCAGAGCTAGCATTGCCACCATCATTCGCGCCGCCCTGGCCGCAATTATTATTGAAGCCATGAGCTCCCTTAGCACCAGCGTTACCAGCAGCACCAGCGTTACCAGCAGCACCATCTCCACCACCACTACCCAAAGCGCCACCAGCGCCACTAGTACCACCATTACCACCTTTTCCACCAACGCCACCGCGCCCTCCAGCGCCACCAGCGCCAGCAGGGCATCCACCACCACTACCAGCATTACCTGGGTTAGTGGAGTCACCTGGATCACTACCATTGTTACCTTCGGCGCCGGCGATTCCGGCGCCAGCATCTACATTATACGACGCACCCTTGCCACCAGCCTTGCCAGCGCCACCATTACCACCCCCGCCACCAGCCTTGCCAGCGCCACCATTACCACCAGGAAAATAGGTGTAGACGACGGAGCTGCCACTGACCGTCCTCTCTCGGATAGAATAATAGCTTGGGGCGTTGTTACCACCATAAGACTGTAATGGGCCAGCTTCGCGTCTTACACCATTATTTACATCATAGTAAGAGTCGTAGACATTAGTTTCGATACCATTCCAATATGCATAATCCCAATACGCTTCCGAGCCTCCTTCATCGGTCAAAAAAACGTAGTAAAATTCTGGAGAACTAAAATTATAATAGTAAGGTGTGTAACTATAATTGGGGACCAAGGTGCCCGTGATCCCGGTGGCACCCGTACCACCCGTACCACCCGTACCACCGTTACCACCACCACCACCACCACCGGAACCACCACCACCACCACCACCACCTTTTATCTCTGCTCCAGTAAAAACATTAATCTGTACTGGAGATGATGTCGATAAAGCGGTACCACCCTTAGAACCAGCGTTACCAGCGTTACCAGCGACACCAACGCCAAGATTATTTCGACTACCACCTTCACCACCGGAACCACCAGCGCCACCAGCGCCGTATATCTTGCCACTATTTTCTAAAAATAATTTAACTCCAGCGGGGAACGACGTTCCGTTGGCGCCGGGACTGACTTTGTAACCTATGGTCGTTGCGGTAGTTGCATAACATACACCATTACTTGATATAATAGACCTCGCTATATGGTTTGGCTTTAATATAGGAATTTTAGTTCCTCCAAACATGGCATCATACGCATTTTTCCAGTTATAATTAGGGATTGCTCCGGTTACTGGTGGTACATTATATTCTTTAGAAGTACCACGAAACTGGTCTAAATTGATCTGATTATTAAATAAAGCAATATTTGCAGTACTTGGTGTATCTGGAACATAAGGATATGATACACCCTCAGCACTTTGTTGTTGATATCCCTTATATAACATTCTAAGTGATACAGAACCATTCCCACCTACGTACATATCTCGTAGATCTCTAAATGATATAGAACCGTTTGAAGGTAGAGTATCGGCCATTCGGTTTATTATACATCAATAAAAAAAAATCAGAATACTCTTCATTCAAACAAGTTTTCAAAATTAAGGGGTATGTATGACTGATGGATATTTACAAAAAAATAAACTCTCCATATAATATAAAATGTCTGGTGGTATCGCCCAACTCGTCGCTGTCGGTGCCCAGGATGTGCACCTCGTCGGTCAGCCCGAAGTCAGCTTTTTCAGGTCTACGTACAAACGTTACACGAACTTTTCCCAAACGGTCGAGCGTCAGGTCATTCAGGGCAACGTCTCGAACAACGGTATGTCCACCATCAGATTCGAACGTAAGGGGGATCTTCTCAACTATGTGTACCTCATGCCCATCAAGGGTGATGGTCTTTCGGCCAACACATTCAGTAATGACTGGACCACGGTCATCTCCAAGGTGGAGCTTCTAGTGGGGGGTCAAATTATTGATGATCAGGATTCCACTTACTCCACTCTCATCGCTCCCACGCTCTCGGCGTTCTCGTCGTCCAAGTCGGTCTCGGGTGGTCTGTATGATGGTCTCACTGCTTCGAAATTCTACCCACTCAGGTTCTTCTTCTGTGAGAATTGGCAATCCGCCCTCCCTCTTATCAGTCTTCAGTACCACGATGTAGAATTGCGTATTACCTGGGGTGCCCAGGCTGCTGCGAGCAAGTGGGAGGTGTACGCCAACTACGCGTACCTCGATACCCAGGAGCGTGAAGTTTTTGCTTCGAAGCCCCATAATATGATCGTGACCCAGGTACAAAAGGCGGTTGCTTCCCAGATGAAGATTCAGGAACTCAACTTCAATCACCCCATCAAGTATCTCGCGTCTGCCAAGGCAACCGCTCTCAACATTCTCGACGCAGAGAATAAGCTCAAGCTCCAGATCAATGGTACGGATGTCTCCGATTTCAAGTTCGCCGATCCCAATTACACGACTGTACCCCTCTACTACCACACCACAAACTCTAAAAAACCCGCGACACTGAATACACTCTTCTTCTACCCTTTCTGTTTGGATGCCGGTAAACTTCAGCCCACTGGTACTCTCAACTTCTCCCGCCTCGATTCGGCGCGTATCATTAACGATAAGATGGATGTTCAAGATGACATCTACGCGGTGAACTACAACGTCATCCGCATCGAAAATGGTATGGGTGGTCTATTATATTCTAACTAATTAGTAACTATGATCTGGAAGATCGTCTTCCTCCTCGCCATCGTTTTTGTATTGACGTACGACCCAAAGTCCAGGACACTCGAAAAGTTTATTGGTCAGCCCACACCAACTACACAGAAGTCTTGTGAAAATACGCATTACGAAGCCGTCCAGTTTGCTCAGGCACCCTACGAGTGTCCCACCACCGGAAAGTCCAAGATGGGTGCTATCATGTAGGTTACTTAAAAGGTAGAATGTACTATAATCTATAAATGATTCAGATGAACCGTGAAAATATCATGATGATTGCGACCGCTGTGTGTCTCATCGGACTCATTTTCCTCTTCAAGGAACTTAACAAAACCAAGGAGGAGATGAATGGGTTCAGGAACTTCTCTGAGAATCTGGTTCAGCAGCTCAATGCACCAGAACCAGAACCCCCGAGAGAGGAGGAAAAGATTGAAGAAAAGAATGAGGAATAAACATATCCTCATATTATAACTTGCGAATGCGCAATGAAAAAGTACAAAGCGATCGCAGTACCCGTTAGTTTTGCCACGGGGAAGCCAAGGTTTCTGACAGTCAGGGATCGAAGATTCAAGGATTGGATTTTTGTCACCGGTGGATGCAGGAGAAGAGAAATTTTCAATCCACTTCGATGTGCTCTCAGGGAACTCGAGGAAGAGACAAGAGGTGTGGTTTCCCTAAAAAATGGTGAATATACAGAGTTTAAGTTCATAGTCAGGGAGAGTCCTACTGTGGATCTCGAATATAATGTCTTTATATTCTTCGTAGATTATTCGCTCGCAGAACAACAGTCTCAGGTGAAAAAGTTTTATGAAGAAAAGCACAAGACAAATCTAAAAAAATTGTTGAATCAACCTATTAAGAAAACCTACGATGAAAATGATTATATGAATTACGAATCCCTAGAAGAGTTTAATACCCGTAAACGTTGGAAGCTTATCGTAGATAATGTGATTAAGAATCCACAATTTTACGCGTGTATAAGTTCTCACAATAGAAAAACCTTCTCTATTAAATAATGAAGTCCAAGGCTTTCATCTTAAGACAAATTGGAGATTTACTCGAAAAAAACCGCGGTCTATGTGACGAGGAGATTGAGGAGTGGTACAAGGAGAATGAAGACAAGACTGTGTACGAACTTCTCACTATTAAAAAACAACTTTCACAAAATCAGGAGTTTAGGGATATTTCTTGTGTAAGATGGTTTAGAGGGGAGGAACAATAATAAGGTATGTTTAAAAATTGGTGCAATTCACAAAAATTCAACAATGCAACCAATCTATCACATGTGCTCATGGACGGGGGTAAACTCTCGGTGCCATTTGATAGATTGAATGAATTTTACGACAAGTATATAGAAGCTATAGAGTCTGGTGAGAAACTGTATGTCGTCGAACAAAAGACGGAGACGTACAACTTTTTCGTTGATATCGACTATAAGTCCCCAGAGGCTCTAGGTATTGATGAAGTCAAAAATATTTGTAAGGTCATCTGTGATGAGGTCAAGCGACACGGTGGCGGGGAAAGTCTCGTATCTATCGCACAACCAAAGAAGTCTGGAGAACTCATGAAATCTGGTGTACACCTAAATTGGCCAGGTTTCGTTGTCGACCAGCCCTCAGCCATAGCTCTTAGAGAGTACATCCTCGTAGCACTCACGAAGTTCAGAGAGGATATCGTCTGGGATGATATCATCGATTCATCTGTATACGGAAGTGAAGAACGAAACAATAAAGGAAGTGGCTTTCGTATGCCATGGTCTTTCAAAAAGGCTAAGCATGATGCGTGTGAGGGTAGGGGGTGTACAGGGTGTGAGAATGGGAAGGTGGATCAGCTCTCCTATCTCCCACTCTTCATATACACGAAAGAACCTTTCAATACACTTATGCGAATTGATCCTAAACCAAATCTTAAAATCTTAAAAATGTCTGCTGTACGAACAGATAGTCCACAAAATGTTCAGGTAGAGACACCGAGCGTCAGAGTGGTGAGAAAGGAGGGGTCGTTTACGAGTGATGAAATGAAAGATGAAGTGTACGATGAAAATTTGAAGAGTGATATCGAAAGTTTTATTCGTAAAAACTTGGAAGGCCAGGCCAATGCATATGTCACTAAACTATTCCGCTACAATGGCACCTACCGAGTGGCTACAAATTCAAAGTATTGTGAAAATCTGAAAAGAAATCATGGATCGAATCATATTTGGTTCACGATCAGTGGTAAGGAGATTGCTCAGAAATGTTTTTGTGATTGTCCAACGTTAGTTGATAGACGAGATGGTCTATGTCGTTTTTTTATTGGTCGTAAACACATTCTTTCTCCTACCATCGTTGAGAGGTTATATCCTAATAAGGAAGATATTAGTAAGTGTCCAAAAATTAAGAAATACGAAGAAAAACCCCAGGTGAAACAATCGGACATAAATCCACAACTTCAGGGATACATCAATACGAACATGAAAACGTCAGGGGATCTTAAGATTACTCGTGTCACACGGAAAAATACAAACTTGATCGTTCTAACGACTTCTACATATTGTGAAAGTATTAACGGTGCACACGGCGATAAATTGATGTCGTATGTGATTGATAAGAAGTTTAGAATCACGCAAATGTGTCCAGAATGTAAGGGTAAACGTAATAAGGCTAGAACGCATCAATTAACACCTGATGTCGTAAAAGTACTTAAACAATAATAATTCTATATATCAAAATGTTTACTCGCTCTGGACGTAAGATAAAGAAACCTGAATCATTTAAACCCACTGAAACAGATTTAATAGACGATTACGCCGAAGATGATCATGATACCGACTTTGATTCTGAACTGGATACTGAGGATGAGGAAGAATTCAGTTCAGATGAAGATGATGACGACGAAGATGTGGATGAGAATGGGAACCTCAAGGACTTCGTGGTGGATGATGAGAGTGAGTCAGAAGACGCTTAAAAAAAACGCAAACTATATTAGAAAATGGAAACGGATATCGGAAATCCTATTGATTATGATCCAATCATCGATCCTTTAAATAACGAGAAATCAGAAGAAAATATACGGGATGATGGACGACAGTACTATAACGATTATTCGATGCAAGTACCACAAACCCAGTCATTTCCATCCCAAGAAACGAAGCCCGATTTTTTTGCCAGTGTCGAAAAATCAACCTGGATTATCGCATTTGCAGTATTCCTTTTAGGCTTTTTCATGGGGAAAACCATGCAACCAGTTATCCTCAGGTACACTTGAGTAAGCGACAAACGTTCCTATATCTCCGTAAATAGGTAGTATTTTTCCTGACTCATCGCGTTGCATCACTTGAAATGGATACACGGGATTAATAAAGGCATCCCTCGTATCTTCTATAAATCCAGCAGTCGTAGAAGCCTGAGGCTCTGAAACTGTTTTGTTTTTTAAATTGTATTTTGGTTTAAAAAACAAAATAAAGAAAGCACCAACGATGAGGATGGTTACGAATATTCCTATCATTATGTTTATTGTATATTAAGATTATTTACACAGACCCCTCTTCCTCTTCCTCTTCTTTGACCTCACTGAGTTTGGCTGCATCCTCACGTTGCTTCTGGCGTTCGGCGACCTCAGCAGCGACGATCGCATCGGCTTCCCTAACAAGTTCTTCCATTGGTGTATCAGGCTTCTCCTTCTTAAGGCGCTCGAGTACCTCAGCGGGGTGAGAGATCGGGGCTTCATCTGGCTTGGTATAGAACCTAGAGTTCTCATCTCCGGGTGTATATTCCACCTTCGTTTCCATCATGGCTTGCTTACGTTCATTGAACATACGAGCAGCCTGAGTCTGGTTCTCCCTGTAACCGGACATGATTTCCTCGAGCTTCTCATTGGTATAGTGAACATCCTCAATCTTGGTAGGGTCGGGAGGAATCAAGAGCCATTTATATTGCTCCACGACATAGATATCAAATGTGGGATCCTCCTTCTGAAGACGCTTGGCGTGGTTAGCAGCCTCATCACGAGTGGCGAAAGCGCCGCGGAGCTTGATACCAAATTTATCAGTCTTCTGGGGACACTCGGGTCCAACAATTGAGATACACGCGAATACTTGTCCGGGGACGGTGGTATAGTCGGTTTCGAGAGACATTATATCTTTTTTAGGTGTGTAAACTTTAAGCCAGCTTAAAAGAGAAACAGTATTCATTAATATATGCATGAGTTTTGGGATAAACAACCCGTACCACGCGAAGGGTCTAACATTGGTGAAATCGAAGCAGATAGGTCCGTTTCCCCCAATCCATTAAAATTAGGCGATGGGTTTGTCTGGTCCACGTGTACAGTCGACGAAGCACGAGAGTTTTTAGAAAATCATTATTTAAATGACGGGGATACATTTAAGTTTAACTACACTCGCGATATTCTTAAATGGTCTACAGAAATTCCTGGGTATGAAAATATAGCTATTCGCATAGATGATGATATCGTTGGGTACATTTCCAGTGTTCCTATAAAACTTAAAATTGAGGATAAAGTAGTTAATGCTGTTCAGATCAATTTTTTATGTGTACATTTACATTTTAGAACATCCAAGTTCGCACCTTTACTTATAGGTGAAATTAAAAGACGTGCAAATCTTAGAGGTATTTGGCAAGCTATTTACACCGCGACAACGAAAATTCCAACTCCTATCGCAAAATCGGAATATTGGCATAGATTCCTAAATGTGAAACATCTGGTAAACTTGGGATTTTATAAAACAAATCGACTTCGCGAAAAATATTTCGAAGTGAGAGGTCCTTGTGCATATACTTGGAGAAAGATGACATCCAAAGATGTTCCAAAAGTTACTACTACATTGAAAAGGTATGTAAAAGATTTCAAACTTTCTGTAAACATAGATACAAATTATGTTAAACGATGGTTATTGCCTATACACACCTATGTCAATGATGTGAGTGATGATGTTATTTCTTTTTACGACGTTCCTTATGAAAGAATTGATGGTAAAGGAACGATCATGCAGGTTTATAAATTTTACATAACGGGTGATCTTTACAATGACGCTTTTATTATAGCCAAAAATATGGGGTACGATGTTTTCAATATCCTTGATATAGGTGTAGACACGTCACATTTAGAAAAATTCAAATTTATGAAAGGCACAGGTCATGTACATTATTATTTATTCAATTGGAACCTAAGAGAAACTATAAGTAACGATAAAATTAGTATAATTTTACCCTAACGTTACATATATGGAAGAGATTCGAAAGAATCACAATGAAGCCAAGAGAGACCTCATACAATCTGTCACGAATAAAGGGTGCCACATTCTTGACGTTGGTTGTGGTTTTGGTGGAGATCTCCAAAAGTGGCATAAATGCGGAGCTAACATAAACATGTGTGATCCAGAGCCCACAGCCCTCGAAGAGGCTCGTTCACGTGCGAAAAATATGCACATGCGTGTTAACTTTTATGAGGGGGACATTCACAACTGTCCAAATAGAAAGTTTGATATTGTTTGTTTCAACTTTTCACTTCATTATATATTTCAGACGAAGGATCTTTTTCTTAGTTCGTTACGTGAAATTAAGAAAAGGATGAAACCAGGTGGAATGCTCATAGGTATTATCCCTGATTCAGAGAAAATTATTTTCAGGACACCTTTGGTGGATGATATGGGAAACTTTTTTAAACTAAAGGAACCCGGAAATGGTGGATTTGGAGAAAAATTATTTGTACATTTGGAAGACACTCCATACTACGCAGACGGACCTAAATCCGAACCAGTCGCATACAAAGATCATCTCGTGACACAACTTGAACATCTAGGATTTAAACTACAACTTTGGGAGGGACTCACAGGAAATCCAATCTCACAGTTGTATAGTAAATTTATATTTATGTACAGTAGATGATAGCCCTAGCTTTACTCATTCTTATCAATTTATGGATTCTCCAGAAGACGCGTGAACCCCAAGTACTCATTGAAGTGAAGCAGAAATACAAGGCACTTCGAGAACATCTCATGAGTACCAAGAATGAAAAGTACAGCATGCTCATTACACCTGTACCCATCACCGGAATGCAGAGAATGAAAGAAAGTGTTGGGTACAACACCAACAAAGGTGCGGAGATTGTCGTGTGTCTCGACGGTGATACGAATGATATCTTCCATGTACTCATTCACGAGCTTGCACATTGTACTGTTAAAGAATATTCGCATTCTGAAAAGTTCTGGCAGAACTATATTGAACTTCGTGACATCTGTATACAGTTGGGAATTTATCAGCAGATACCAAAGAAGAAGGAATTCTGTGGTCAACATATTCAGGATAAATAATCTTGGTGTAAATTAAATGAAAACACCTGTCAATGTGCTGATAATGGCCATCGCCTATTGGGTGGCTATTTATGGGGCGACTTTGGTGCCTCAATTTGTAGAGAATTATTACTTCGACCTCATTTGGATGACTGTCGTTATACCTAATATCTTGCGTTTTGCAATTGGAAACATTCCTCGACTCGCCGTCGATCGTGTGTTCTTCCTCACTTCAACACTCATCGCACTCGTCCTGACTTTCCTGATTAACATGATTTCTCAAGAAACAAAAGATGCGGTCACAGATCCCAGTGCATCCAAAAGCAAGAAACTTAAACTCGGTGCCTTGCTCGCGGGGACATTCGCAGCGGGTGCCCTGGCGACTTATTACGCTGGTTTAGATACATCGATTTACAGTAATATGGGCTGGGAAAGAACCGTTTAAGGTTTGACCACGTAGTCCTTCACAATGTAAAAGGCGATAGCCGCCACGACACCAGTGGCGGCGAGACCGACCATACTCCTACCCCCTTGCTCGTTAAGGAACTTGGGGATAGAAGTCGCAAGTCGATCCTGGACTGGTTTGCTCACAGCAACAGCGGTACACGCAGCTACAACGAGAGCGGTGAGTTGCTCATCAGTGAGATTAAAGGGGTTCTTCTTCTCAGGATTAGCAGGGGTCTGGACACCTGTGTAAGCACCCTGGGGTTGGGGGGCGGTCATCTGAGACATCATACCCTGCATACGGGGTTCGTCTGTCATCATTGGTGGGTCCATCATAATATCGTGAATGGGAGTAGAATCCATTGTCTCTTTACTTTGACGTATATTTTTTTCACCTCCATTTCGCATAAAAGACGTGGACGGGTTGTCATGAAGAGGGACCATTCCTTCGCCATCATCAGATAAATTCATCGTGTTCACTTGGTCTGAAGCCATCTAGTATATGATTGTGATTTTTGAATATCCTCTGAGACGCGCTATTTGGTCTTTGTAATATTGAGGTTCGTCTTCTTTGTTGCCTTCTTGGCATCTTCTTCCTTCTGCTGAGAGTGTTTGGGATTATACATCTTCTTGTGGAGTCGCCAAAGATCCGGACTCCCAACCCTGAAGTTTTTCCTGACGGTCGCCTTGTACCAGAATACACAATCTTGGATCTTGTTAGATTTTACGGTATTATCTAACACGAGACACTCATAATTTTCTGTACATGCATCCATCACTTTACAAAACATGTCGAAAGAGGGGAATATACCGAAGAATGATTTGTACAACTTTTCTCTATTCTGAATAATGTTTTCCCTGAGGATGAACACATAATCCACATTTGCTCGAAGTGCTGGTGGTAAGTCCATGACATACTGCATCGTCAACATGAAGAAAATCTTCCAGTGTCTACCATTCATGAAACATTTGCGAATGCATGTGTCCTTCAGGAACTTGGAATCGTACATACAATCATCTAAGAGCATGAAGGCTCCGCAATTTGCAACCCCGTTACCTACCAATCTACGCTGTCGATCCATCACCCTCTCTATGGCATCGCGATCGTATTCACCATAAATGAATAAGTCGGGGATGAAGTCGGAATAAAAGTGATTCCCTTCTTCTGTCCCTGAAAGAACAATCCCCGCTGGGAGATGTTTCTTGTGATACATGATATCTTTCACGAGAGTAGATTTACCCGTATTACGCTTACCGATGAAAACACATACCCTGTCATCTGTAATTGTTTCGGGTTTAAATTTCCTAAGTTGGAGATTCATTCTACTTTAGCATCTCGTTTTATTTACCAAAATTTTACTCGGATTAAACATTAAAGATGGAGGCGCGATACGTCACGACTATGATTGACATTTTACTTCCTGTGATGGAAAAGAGTATGTTATTTGCAGCTGAATATTCCAAGGCTTGTGGGAGAGACGTTGTACTCTCAGAAGATATGGAATATGCCATTAAGTATTGCGCGATGCACACTGTTGGTCAGGACATTGGTACCCTATTCCCAGACATATACGACGAATTGACTAGTGATGACGAGGACTCGATTGAAGAGGTGGCAGAAAAGGATTGTCCACCCTTCGAGAGATACTCAGGACAGGAGGAAAGATTTCTTCTCATGAACAACGCGTATGATCGTTGGGAAAGCTGGGTGCCTCAAAATCCGTCAGAACAGATGTTAAAAAATGCTATTAATAGTAATGAGCACTTACGATGAGCCTAAAGCTTGGTCATTCTCAGAGGATAAATTAAAAAAATATGAATCTGAGGTAAGCTCTAGCGAAGATTCCTCCGATGATGAACAACTCTTCTCGAAAATGAAAACCTTGAATAAGAAAAAGTTTAAAAAAAAGGTGGAAAAGGAGAAACTTTCATTTGAATAATTTTTTTCCCAGTGTATCATATAACACTCATAATGAATGCCGCTGCTAAGACCGTTACCCTTGTCACCCAAGAGCTCGAGACCCAATCGCTCAACGCGATCGTCGCCGGTTTCTCTTTCGCCGCCGCTATGTCTTGGATGGATCTCGTTCGCTGGGTCATCAGTCAGATCGTGAAGGTGCCCAGGAACGGTGGTACTCAGTATGCACTCACCGCGATCCTGACCACTCTCCTCTCCATCGCCGTCTACATGATTATTTCGGGCATTTCCACCCGCGTTTCCAAACCTGCTCAGCCCGTCTACGCGGTTTCCAGATAAGTTCTTTTAGATTTAGTGGACATGAGAGCTATTAATATCAATCCAAATATTACAACAATACCAATGTAGATTTTCCAATTATAAGGATCCTCCTTCTTTTTAGGGGTGCTTATAATTGTTTCCTTTTTTTCCACCTCTACCTCTTCCACAGGAACTTTTGGAAGATTCTTTAGTTTATCCGTAGAACATGTCAGTTCAAATTTTAAGATGTGATCTTTATTCTCAAATCTATAAGGTGTCAGGACGCCGTTATCGAGATACAAAAACTCAATCCCAATATCTTTTATAACTTTCTGAGGTCCCGAATGAAACCTGTGTACGAATGGGTCATCGGAACCGTTAAATGTTAGAGTAGTTGAACCATTAAGAAGAATATGACCCGTATAATGGGGTGTTCCAACATATACAGTCTGATTGAGTTCATCAGATCCAGAAGATAACCTCAAAATCAAAGAATTGGGGGAAGGTGTCTGGGGTGTCGGAATACGGGCAGACGCGAGGCGTATCTCTTCGACATGATAGATGGGATTTTCCAATGTGATGACATAATTATTAGAATCAGGGTAGATATTCGTATCACGCTGACTACTATCTATACTGAGGTTATGAACCTTCATTAAAATAGAGGGATACTATTTTAATGAAGGTTTTGGTCTACTATCTAAACTTTTATTGAGAGAGGCTGTGCGCCAAGGGGTTGTTCTGGAGCTGGCGCTTCGCGATATCCAATG